GCTGCGAAAAGACTTGCTTTAGCAGAAGCTAAGGCGGAAGTCTTTCAAAAGTTTCTTAAAAAACTCTAGTTTTATAAATAGTACTACAAGAATTTTAAATAACTAGTTAAAATAAAAAAAGGAGATTTCTCAATGGCCGAAAATTTAAAAAAGATTGAGGCAGTAAAAGACCAGAAAGAGGTAACAGAAAACACTGTTAGTCCTCAAGCTGATCTTCCGAAGAAAAATGCTGTTGCAGCTGAACCTACACATCTGAAAAACGATGCTGAGGATTTAGGTGCGGCTGTAGTTAAACCTACAGACAGTAATCCGGACGCTGCTAAATCTACAAAAGAAGTTTCTGGTCAAGCACCTCAAAAACATGAGGGTTCGCCTGATCCAATGCCTACTTTGAAAAAAGAAGACAAAAAAGAAACTGAATCGGATGATAAAGAAACTGTAAAAGAAGGCGAAATGCCGAAAGCTGCTCTTGACGCTTTGAAAAAATCTGGTAAAGACGTTACCAAAGAAGAAACTAAAGAAGACGAAAAAGAGACTAAAGCTGAAGACAAAGAAAAAGAGATTGACGTTAAAGAACACGTTGACGCTCTAATCGCTGGACAATCAGACTTATCTGAAGAATTTAAAACAAAAGCTGCAACTATTTTTGAAACACCAATTAAATCTAAAGTAAAAGAGATTGCTGAAGAAATGGAAGCAGAAAGTAAAAAAAGATTCGAGGAAGAAACTTCTCAAGCAAAAGCAGAGTTAGTTGAAAAAGTTGACTCATATCTATCATACGTGGTAGAGGAGTGGATGAAAGAAAACGAACTTGCTTTAGAGAGAGGAATCAAAGGCGAAATCGCTGAGGACTTTATCAGTGGTCTTAAAAAATTATTTGAAGACCATTACATAAATGTTCCAGACGAAAAATATAATGTACTTGAAGATCAAGCTTCTAAAATAGACGAACTACAAAAAAAGTTAGACGAGTCTATTGAGAAGAATGTTGAACTTTCAAAGCAATCAAATAAGTACAAAGCAGAAGAAATTAAAAATGACGCTGCTAAAGACTTAACTGAAACAGCTAAAGAAAAATTTAACAAACTTGCTGAGGAAGTAGATTATTCAACAGAAGCAGATTACAGACAAAAAATTACTACTATTAAAGAAAGTTATTTTAAGTCAAAAGACGTTTCTGGTGACGGTATAGACGAAGTAGCGACAGGAGAAGGTACTCAACCTGAGGACTTATCCAATGCGATGGCTGCTTATAGTGCCGCTATTAGTCAAACAAAAAACATTAAGTTGTCTAACAAATAATAGGGAGATAAAAAACATGTATTTATCAGAACAATACGAAAAAAAATGGCAGCCGGTGTTAGAGCATCCTGATTTACCGAAAATCAGTGACTCTTACAAACGTGCCGTTACCGCTACTGTCTTGGAAAACCAAGAAAGAGCAATGAAGGAGGATTCAGCATTTATGACTGAAGCTGCTCCTACAAACAATACTGCTGGTACTTCAAATTGGGATCCAATTTTGATTTCACTAGTAAGAAGAGCAATGCCTAACCTTATCGCTTACGATATCGCAGGTGTTCAACCAATGACTGGTCCAACTGGCCTTATTTTCGCAATGAGATCAAGATACACTTCAGCAACTGGCGGAGAAGCGCTATTTGACGAAGCTGATACTGATTTCTCATCTAGAAATGCTGCTGGTGATTCAGTGACTGCTGACGGAGTGACAGAGCACAGAGGAACTAATCCATCTGTACTTAACGACTCTCCTGCTGGCGAGTACACTAGAGGTCAAGGTATGACTACAGCTGCTGCTGAAGCATTAGGTGACGCTACAGCTAACCAGTTTGCTGAAATGGCTTTCTCAATTGAGAAAACTACAGTGACTGCTAGAAGTAGAGCTCTTAAAGCAGAATACACTATGGAACTTGCTCAAGATTTAAAAGCAATCCACGGTTTAGACGCTGAAACAGAATTAGCAAACATTTTATCTGCTGAGATCCTTGCGGAAATCAACAGAGAAGTTGTTAGATCTGTTTACATCAATTCAGAAAAAGGCGCTGCTACAAACACAACTACTGCAGGTATCTTTGATTTAGA